TTCGCAAGCAAGAAGAAGACTTGTTGGGTTTACCCAACACTATGTCACAAGAGACGTTTGCTGCCGTCCTTGCTTACCGCCAAGCGCTTCGCGACATAACTAGGATGTATTCTGATATAAACACAGTGGTGTGGCCAGTCGACCCACTTTCTTAAAGGAAACACATGAAAATTGCCATTTATGCCATCAGCAAAAATGAAGAACAATTTGTAGAACGCTTCTACGAGTCTGCCAAAAATGCCGACCTTGTTCTTATTGCTGATACTGGGTCTACAGATAACACTGTCGGTCTTGCCCGGTCTTTGGGCATTACAGTGCATGATATCGCCGTTAAACCTTGGCGTTTTGACAAAGCCCGTGACACTGCACTTAACTTGATCCCTGGCGATTTTGACGTGTGTATATCTCTTGACTTGGACGAAGTCATGGAGCCCGGCTGGCGTGAAGAAATTGAGCGTGTGTGGCAAGAAAACACAACCCGTCTACGCTATAAATTCGACTGGGGTTGTGGAATTAGTTTCTTTTACGAAAAGATTCATCACCGCACTGGCTACCACTGGCACCACCCAGTTCATGAATACCCCCGCGCTGACAACCGTACCAAGGAAGTTTACGCCCACACGGATATGCTGTTAGTCAGCCACCACCCTGATCCTACAAAATCTCGTGGTCAGTACATGCCGCTTTTGGAATTGGCTGTAGCAGAAGACCCCCGCTGCCCCCGCAATGCGTTCTACCATGCCCGTGAGTTGACGTTCTATTACCGCTGGCAAGATGCGATTGTTGCACTTGACAGATACTTAAACATGCCTGAAGCCAATTGGCAGAACGAGCGTTGCTACGCCATGCGTCTTTTAGCTAAATCTCATGACGAACTGGGTCACTCAGAAGAAGCCTTGAAGTGGGCACGCCTTGCTGTTGCTGAAGCCCCCGGAACCCGTGAGCCGTGGGTTGAATTGTCCATGCAGTGCTACCGCAGATCAATGTGGGCTGAGTCCTACGCTGCCGCGCTATCTGCTCTAAACATCAAAGATAAACAATTGGTGTATACGATGGACCCATCGGTGTGGACTGAAAAGCCGTATGACCTTGCCAGCATTGCTGCTTGGAACCTTGGCCTCAAAGATTCTGCTATTGAATTTTGCAAAAAAGCTTTAGAATTCAATCCAACGGACAGCAGGCTTGTATCTAATCTTGCGTCTATGATTCCTACTACGGAGTTGACATGATTGGACGACTAATTGCACTGCTGTTCTTAAGCCGCGAATACGCGCATAGAGCACACTTGCGCACAACAAGTTACGCTCAGCACGTGGCGTTGGGGGAGTTTTATCCCAGCATTGTAGACATTGCTGATTCTTTAACTGAAGCTTATCAAGGTCGTCACGGCATCATCGACGACATTCCCATGCTAGAAGAAACAGACACTGGTGAGCCAGCTGATGTATTGGCTCGTCATTTGGATTCAGTAGAGAAGCTACGCTATACAGCAGTCAATAAAACAGATACTGCGCTTCAGAACATTCTTGACGAAGCCGTTGCTCAGTATTTGAGCACGCTGTACAAACTTAGGAATTTGAAGTGAATGGACACCGTAGAAACAAAACTTGCCGTGCATGAAGCTGTCTGCGCTGAACGCTACCGATCCATAGAAGATAAATTGGATCGTAACAAAGACCGAATGAAACATGTTGAATACATGCTCTATGCAGTCATGATTGCTGTGCTATTTGGGCCAGGCGTTGCAGCCAGCTTTATTCAAAAGTTCTTAGGCTTATAGAGGCACAAATGACATGCGTTGGTTGCTCCTACCATGGTTGCTGTTACTGGCAGGGGCTACTGCAAACGAGAGATGTGTTGTTACGGATTTTTACGCAGTAAGTTGGATCAGTGAACCAACGCTGCGCCACATGCAGTTGTCTCGGTGGTTGACTACAAATGGTGATGCTTGTAATACTAAACAACTTGCAGGTATCTGGAACAATTTAGCAATGTGGGCAGGTGTTGCGGACAGCGCAGAGTTACGTGGCAAGGTTCTTTACTACTACGCCAGAGCGGCAGAGAGGGAGAAGAAATGACGATTGATACAATCAGAATGTTTCCCATGGTTATGCCTTCTGGATACCCTCAGGAATATGACTTGGTCGAACGCAAAATGCTAAAGCAGCAAGAGATGCAACAAGCAGCGCTAGAGCAAAAGAAAGCCCAGATTGCAATTCAAGACTTGGCCTTTGAGATTTACACAAAGAATGCAGAGCAAGCAAAACTAAGAATTGAGATATTCCAAAACCGCAAACTGGACCTCTATGCTTAAACTGTTTTTATTGTTTCCAGTTATAGCTATGGCAGCAGAGCCAGCACCACCCATCAAGGCTGTAGTGGCCCGTGTGATTGATGGCGACACTGTATCGATAGTAGCCAACTGGGTTCCAGACCCTATGAAAAAAGAGATTGCAGTAAGAGTTTATGGGGTGGACACGCCAGAGAAATCCTTTCGGGCTCAGTGCGCAAAAGAAGCAGAATTAGGTGCTAAGGCTACTGAATTTACAAAGGCACAGATTGCCAAGGCAAAGAAAATTGAAGTTGCTTATTTTAGCTGGGACAAGTATGGTGGCCGTGTTCTGGGTGACATTTTGCTAGACAAACAAAGTCTCAGAATGGCTTTAATTAACAATGGTTTTGCTAGGGAATACTTTGGCGATGCCAAACAATCATGGTGTGAATGATGCAGAACACGAAAGACAAGCTGGTCTACACAGTCACCATTTGCGTGACTCTCACCCTGTGCTTCTCCGTGTTAGCCATGGTGGTCGCCTTTATGTTGGGGCTATGGGCCAAGGAAGTGGACAATGCGGAAATGTTCAAAATGATTTCACCAGCATTCAGTACCCTAATTGGCGGAATGATTGGGTTCCTGAGTGGTATCAAACTGAACCAAGACGACACGACAGATAAACTAAAGGAGAATAAAGATGATGGGATTAGATGCGTTGCTGCAGGTGGGCGGGAAGCTGATCGACAAACTGATACCTGATCCAGAGGCTAAAGCAAAAGCCCAGTTTGAACTGGCCAAGATGGTTCAGGATGGTGAGCTGGCAAAACTGGCTAATGAAACTAAGCTGTTTGAAGTTGAACAGGAAAACGTTACTCGGCGTGCTGAAGCCGATATGGCCAGTGACTCATGGCTGTCTAAAAACATTCGCCCCATGACCCTTATATTTCTTTTGGCTGCATATTCTGGCTTTGCTATTGCATCCATCTTTGAACTTGAAACCCGTGGTGCTTACGTTGAACTTCTGGGGCAATGGGGTATGCTGGTTATGAGTTTTTATTTTGGCGGACGTACTATGGAAAAAATTGCTGACAGGGTGAAGAAATGAATTTGACTGAACACTTTACACTTGAAGAACTTACGCACACAGACCACAGAGAGTTTGACAATATTCCAAATGAAAACGAATTGGAAAACCTCAAACGGCTTGCATCCTTCCTCGAAGAAGTTAAAACCGCACTTGGTGGAAAACCCGTCATGGTCAACTCAGCTTTTAGAAATAAGCAAGTCAATGATGCTGTGGGCTCTAAAGATACTAGCCAGCATCGTATTGGTTGTGCTGTGGACATCAGGGTTCCTGGATTGACACCTGATCAAGTAGTCAAAACAATTATTGCTTCTGGTTTACCCTACGATCAAATCATTCGTGAGTTTGACCGATGGACACATTTAAGCATTCCAAACACTCCAGATACCAAGCCTCGCAAGCAAGCTTTAATTATCGATAAAGCTGGTACTAGAATTTATGCTTGATACACACCCAATTTAATGGGAAAATACTCAGGTGTTTTTTAACAATGTAAAGGAGCCAATATGGCAATCGGTTTTGATCAATTTATGGAAGCAACAGGCGCTGAACTAGTCGCTGGCAACATCATTGTAGGCATTATGGCCGCTCGCAAAAAAGTAGGTAGCTTGGACGATGACGGTGTTTTTAACCTGAACGACGATGGCAAAGCCTTGGCAGATGAAATTGAAGCTGGTGGTAAAAAAGCAACAAAGGCTAAAAAAGCTGATGCTGCTGAAGCCGCTCCTGAAGCTTAATTAAAAGGTGGGATCATGCCCGGTTTACGTATTGATAATTTTTCCGGTATCGTACCGAGGACTGGTCCCACTGCGCTTGAGGGAAACCAAGCGCAAATTGCTAATAATGCCAAGCTGACGTCTCTTGAGATTCGTCCTTGGAGAACTCCGACCTTAGAGTACACGCCCAATGGCGGCGCTAGTGTTCAGTCTATATTTAAGTTTAGTGGGCCCTCCGGCTCATCGCCTGTATGGCTTGAGTGGAACTATGACGTAGACGTTGTCCCTGGCCCAGTGGCTGACTTGACCGAATTTCGTTTGTATTTCACAAGTTCAGGGTTTACCCCTAGAAAAACTAACTGGGCGCTCGCTACCAGTTCAGCAACAGCTCCCTATCCAAACAACTATTATGAGATGGGTGTTCCCGTCCCTGCGGGTGCACCAGCAGTAACCAAGGCTGGTACAGGCACTGCGCCTACAGAAGACCGCTCTTACATCTATACATATATCACCACATTCGGTTCTGTGGCAGAAGAGTCTGCCCCTAGCCCAGCAACTATTATCTCAGGGGTCAATACCTCAGGTGACTCTGTAACGATTACAGGTTTTTCTACCCCACCTTCTGGCAACTACAACTTTACACACCGCCGTATCTATCGGTCAGTGATTGGAGCTACGACAGCCTCCTATTTGTTTGTGGCTGAGATTCCAATTGCCACGGCAACTTATGTAGACACTAAAACAGCTGCCCAGCTTGGCGCGGCGCTCCAATCCCTCTACTACACGCCACCTCCAACCACATTGCAAGGTATTGTGTCTATGCCTAACGGCTTGCTGGCTGGGTTTACAGGCAATCAAATCTGGTTCTGTGAGCCGTATCTTCCCCATGCTTGGCCTGCTATATACATGCTGACCACGGACTACCCCATTGTGGGCCTTGGTGTGTTTGGTAATTCTTTGTTTGTGGGAACCACACGCAACCCGTACATGGTAACTGGCACAACACCGTCCAGCATGATGCAAGAGAAGCTGTCGCTTGTGCAACCGTGCGTGGCTAAGAAATCTATTGTCTCTGACCAGTATGGTGTGCTGTACGCAAGCCCTAACGGTTTGGTGTCTATCTCCCCAGGTTCTCAGGAAGTAATGTCTAATGCCTTGTACACCCGTGAGGAATGGCAACTCCTGAACCCGTCGAGCATGATAGGTGCCGTGTACAACAACATGTACTTTGGTTTTTACCAAACAATAGCTGGGGCTCGTAAGTCCATCATCATTCTGCGTGGGGATAACCCTCCACTGGCTACGTTTGATTCCAACGCCAAGGCCAAGTTTGTTGAACCAGTTACTGGCACAGTGTACTTCTTGTCTGCCGCAGATAACAAGATTTATTCATTAGACACCAACACAGCCGCCAACACTGTATTTACATGGCGGTCTAAGAAGTTTATTCACAACCGGCCTACAACTTATGCTGCACTGCAACTACACGCAGATTACGTATACATGGCGGCTAATGCTGGTTCGTACCTTACAGTCAATCTGTATGCCGAAGGCCAAGGGGTGCTGACTATTAATATGACCAGTGATGAGCCTGTACGTATTCCCAACGTGACTCGTTCGTACTACTGGGAAATTGAGGTGGTTGGAAACGTTCCAGTTCGCCGAATTACTGTGGCTACTTCTGTTGATGAGTTGGAGATGGCTTAATGTCTGCTCTGCCAAGACTACCGGGTATACCCTCAATCTCTCCGGTCCAAGACACGACCGTAGCAGCGATCCTTCGCCCAATGAAGGAGAGCATAGAGATTCTTAGCGGGGCTATATCGGGTAATCCCTTACCTAATGGCACAACTATTAGCAGTGGTCTTAATCCTGCCATTTCTCTTACGACTATTACCAACACTTATAACGGGACTACAGATACTACAGTCCCGCCTACTGCCTCAGGGTTAACCATTAGTGCTGGTTTTACTAACATCCTGTTGAGTTGGAACGACCCTAATACCTCAGGCACGTTTCTTAACTATGCTTATACGGAAGTCTGGCGTTCAGTAGATAACGTTTTAGCTAATGCTGTATTGCAAGGTTTTGCCCCAGGCGCAGTCTATTCTGACCCCGTAGGAACCAACAAAAGTTTCTATTACTGGATTCGTTTTGTATCTCAGGCTGACATTGCTGGCCCCTATAACAGTTCTATAGGTACACTTGGCGGCACTGGCCTTGTGGGTGGTGTGGACCTTGGCCCTTTGATTGTTGATGCTACTAAGCTGGCAGCTGATGCGGTTGAGTCCGGCAAAATCAAAGACGCTGCAATTACGACAACTAAGATTGCTAACCTTGCCGTGGGTAATGCGGCTATTGCCAACTTGGCTGTCAGTAATGCGAAGATTGCCAACCTTGCCGTTGATGATGCAAAAATCTCTGATTTATCAGTAAACAAGCTGACTGCTGGCTCTGTATCCGTAGGGCAGTACATCCAGTCAACTGGCTTTTCCTCTGGCACAAATGGCTGGAAAATTGATGGTAACGGCTCTGCCGAGTTTGGTTCAGCTTCTATCCGTGGGCAAATTACTGCGGCTCAGATTGACTCTCGTGGGCTGTCTATTAAAAACAGTTCTGGCACAGTTATTTTTGCAGCAGGTACAAACCTTGAGGCTCAGTTTATTAACCCAGCAGCTGGCTGGTTAAATTCAGCACTTGTACCCAGCATAACGGCAGCCCAAGACACGGCTGACACAGCAAACTCAAATGCTAGTACAGCACTTTCTACAGCAAATACGGCTAACACAAACGCTTCTACTGCACTTAGTAGCGTAGCTGGTAAGTTGTCCAAAGCAGGCGACACGATTACTGGGCGAATTACATTCTCCGTAGCTGATGGTATGTTTGCTGGCACCAACACCAGCAATGGTGTGTATTTTGGTAACTCAGGCATTATTGGGCGTAAAGGCGGAGTCAATACTTTCTATATAGATACTGCTGGTACTGCAGTGTTTGGTGGTGAATTGACAGCTGCCACGGGTAGTTTTGCTGGTTCTATGGCCGTAGGCTCTAGCCCTACATTAGTAGCTGGACCAACTATGACGGGGTCTGGTGCCAATATTTACAGTACTGGCAACTTCGTTCTTGGTAACGCCACTACCAATATTTCGTTTAATGGCACAACAATGAAACTTAACGGTGACATTGTTAATACAAACAGTATTCCATTAGGTGCTATTTCTACTACAGTTAGTGCAAGAGGCGCACTTAATAAAGTTTTTGGCATTAGTGATTCGGCCAGCATAACAACAGCAACTACTACTTATCCAGTTGGTACAGTCCTTAACTGTTTTTTTCTTGCCACTAAAGTAGAGTTTGGCGCGGGGGACCTTAATATATACTTAAACCTTCTTAATTCTTCCGGTGTATTAGTAGATACTTTTCTTGGAGAAGCAGGTAACGAAGCTGTACAAACTATGGGCCCTGGCGGCGACAAAGTAACATCGACGTTTGTGGGAACTTATGTTATACCCGCAGATGGGGGCTACAAAGTCCAGGCTTATATGTGGAACGGGTATGGCAACTCTTGGACTTGCCAGCACGCAGATTTAATTGTACTAGCGAGCAAACGATGATTCACTACGCTTACTACACCAACACAGGCCGGTACGTTCAGTCAGGTACTGCCGTGTCAGAAGTCTCAGAATACGACATTCCTAGCGGATGTTACGTTTATTATGGTGAGGTAGATGTCGGGTCCCAGTACCATAACTTGGCAACAGACGAGCCTGCTGATAAAGGTACACCCCCTGCAGATGGATACATGTTTGACTACACCACTAAGTCGTGGGTGCCAAATACCAGCTACCTTGACGCTAAAGCACGGTACGAAAGAGGCCAATTACTCCAAGCCAGCGACTGGACTCAAATTCCAAACAGCCCATTAACCGCTGCCCAGCAGACCGCATGGGCTACATACCGACAAGCACTGCGAGATATTCCTGCTCAGTCAGGGTATCCAGTAAATATTACGTGGCCTACTGCACCTGCATAAAATTTACCTTTTTTGAATAAACAATGTAAGATACAGCCCCATGAGTAACCATACACTTCAGCCGTTAGCCGCATGGATAACTGAGTCCGTAGAAGACCCAGAAGTATTAGAGTTTTTGACGATGGTGTATCACGCTATTGAAACTTGGGATGACATTGTTGACAAAGACAATCAGGTGACTGTGGATGATATGCACGATGTGTTTACTCAACTGCTTATAAAGTTACCAGCCAACGAATTTTATAGAGCCAACTACGCTGCACTGGCGGGTATGTTGATTGTGGTGATTACTGCTTGGCATACGTCAAATGAGATTGATGGGTCTGCAGAAGGCAAAGCGCACGGCTACACGTTGCGCAAAGAGTTTATTAACTTGGTCGTGCTGTGTGTTGCCATGACTGGCAGTGTTGCAGATGCACGCAAAGCGTCGTTGTTGGGGTGGACATGCTCTGCTGCCAATGATTCCTTTGACGAATTTATAAGGGGCGAATAATGGGATGGCTTGGCGGAGGTACAGCACCTGCACCTGATCCTGCGATTGGGCAGGCTCAAAAACAATTAGCGGACTTGTCTACTGAACAGTGGAACACGTTCAAGACCGATATTTACCCAACGCTTCTTAAACAACAAGAGAAAGCGGATAAACGGGCTGATGAGATATGGGCTCAAGATAAAGAAATTAGTTCATTCAATCTTGATCAGGCTAAGAAGTCTACTGAACGATATGAAAAAACGGCTATTCCTGCAATGGAAAAACTCAAAGCAGATGCCGACCTTTACAACACTGCTGGCTACCAAGAACAGATGGCTGGCCAAGCTGTTGGTGATATTGCCGCAGCAGAAGAAGTAGCTCGTCAAACTGGAATTCAACGTGACCGTTCATACGGTATTGATCCAACATCAGGTCGCTCTGGTTTGGGTTTTAACGCAAACAACGTAACTGCCGCTCTTGCCAAAGCACAGGCTGGTACACAGACACGCGAAGCCGCTAAAGCTCTTGGTTTACAAAAACAAGCCAACGTGTACAGCATGGCCGCAGGACTACCAATGCAATCACTACAGCAGTCTGGGGCCGCAGTTAATGCAGGTGGTGCTGGCCTTGCCGCTGGTGAATCTGGTATGAACGCTACGATGAAAGCCAGTGGTGCATCTAATGCTGCCGCTGGAACCGCTATGCAGGGGTGGGGCCAAGTGGGTAACTTGGGCGTTAATAAATATCAAGCTGATATTAGTCGTTATAACTCTGAGTCTGCTAACAACCCATGGAATATGGTGCTTGGTGCAGCTGCTGGTGTTGGTACTAAATTCGCTTTAGGTAAGATTTAAGAGGCAAATTATGGCAAGTTCATTTGCACAAGGGTTTCAGATGGGTGGAAGTATGTACGACTCTGCGGAGCGTATGAAACTTGCCAAAGAACAACAAGAGTGGGCACGGGAAGACGCAGCAGCTAAACGTGCGGAGCGCCAACTTGCAGAAGATATTCGTACTGCTGGTGCAGAGACTATTAGCATGGAGGGTAAGCCTTTAGAATATTTAGGCGGTACCGGTATTGACAGAGGTCCACAACCTGCAAATGCTCAAACTGCTCTGCGCCCCGACATTGCAACTGCGCCTGCCAAAATGTATTCGGCAGATCAAGCACAACAAGATTACCTGCGTCGCCTGCGCGGTCTTGATGTTGGTAAAGCACAGCAGTATGAAAAAAGTGTTTTGGAACTCGGTGAGTTACAGCGCGGTAAACGCTACGCTGATAAGCAAGAACTTGCGTTGGGTTTCAACAACCAAGTCATTAAAGACTTGACAGACGCACAGGGTGATGCTGCGGCAGTAATTGAGAAAACGTTTATACCTTTATACAACGACGACAAGTTGCCCGGCTTTAAAGACGGCGGCAAAGCCAAGCTGGTTCCCAGTGCTCTAGGCGGGGACAAGAGTATTGTTATTACTTATAAAGATGGTAAACAAGAAACGTTACCTGCTGACCTGAAGACACTGCAGCAACTGAGTAAGTACACGCAAGATCAAATGATGCAGTCTTCAACTCCAGAAAACTACTGGAAAGCTAAATCACACGCTCTTGAAGAACGAAAAACAACTGCTACTGAAACATCTGCAGCGGCATCTGTTACTTCTGCTAACGCGGCTGCTACTAATGCAAAAACAAATGCGGATAAATTGGCTGCTGATCTTAAAGCCGGAATTCCTACTGCTCAAGCTGCTGAAGCATGGGCCAAAGTCAGAAACTATAACGCTGATGCTGATTTACGTGCCGCACAAGCTAAAGCCATGAAAGAGAAAACAGGCCTCTGGCAATTGGTCGGTACTGATGACGATGGCCAGCCAATTAGTTACGATAGAAACACTGGAAACTTTGCTCGTCCAGATGCTCAGCCAATTAAAAATGTTGAGGTGTTTAAACGCTTATCTGGTGAAAAAGTTGCCAAGGAGCCTATTAGCAACAAAGACATCATTGATTTCGTCGATAAATTTGGTGAGTCGCCAAGTAACGAAAAAGACAAAAAAACTGGTAAGGCTATTCCTATTCGTATGCTGCCGCCTGCAAAACAAAGAGCCTACGCAGAAGATTTCTTCCAAAAAGGTACTGGTACTGGTGCCCAAGGCGGTTTGAAGGACGATGTTAAGCCTGAAGCTCGCAATCCTGAAGCACCAGCGGCTCCTGCTAAATCGGCTTTACCAAGGCCTTCACGCCCAGCGGCAGCGTCTGGCGTACCGGCTGAAACTCCTATGCCAACTAGCTCAGTTGTGTATGGAAAAACCGTGTATAAGATGCCCGGAATGCTGGCAGGGTTTAACACTCCTGAAGAAGCACAAGCTGCATGGGCGCAAAAAAACGCACCGTTGGCACCTCAAACATTTGATTGACGGAAGTACGTATGCCAATTCGCTCGATAGACGAACTGCGTAACTGGGCGGGGCCCGATTGGAAGAGTGCTTCTGATGAAGACCTTATTTCCATGTATTCTCGGGCAGCAAAAGTCCCGCCTACTGAAGTAGCAATGACTCTTGGGTACGACCCGGGTTCCGGTGGGGTTAGTGCTAAACAACTTTCCTCGTCTGTTGATCGATACCAAGCTGGTTTGTATGGTGTAGGTGAAGCTGTTACCGGTGCAATTGGGCTTAACAAAGCCAGTGGCTGGTTGGCTGAACAACGTCGTGCTAACGAATTGCAAGCTGATGTAGCCTCTGCTCGTGCGCGTGAAATGGGTGCGGTCGATACTTGGAAAGACGTTAAAGACGTTGGTGACTTTGGTAGCTATGCAAAAAGTTTAGCAATCCAATCTTTGCCGTATGCAGGCGAAGCTGTAGTAGGCGGTCTTGCTGCCCGTGGCTTAATGTCTGGAACTCGTGCAGCGCTGACTGGTGCAAAAACAGTTGAAGAAGCTGCAGCAGCCAAAAGAGCGCTTGATATTGGTTCTACTGCCGGTGGCGTGGCCGCATCTTATCCATCTGCAGTTGGCGATATCCTAAGCAACCAACGTGAGCAAAGTGGTAAAACAGATTTACTGGCTGCTGGGGGTTTAGCCATTCCTTACGCGGGCCTAAATGCTCTAGGCGTTGATAGCGCACTAATGCGCGGTGGTGTTTTTAGAAATACTATTAATCTACTTGATCGCCCCGGCGGTCTTTTAGGTGCTGCTACACGGACAGTTGCCACAGGTACTGGTGTCGCACTTAAAGAAGGTATTTCTGAAACTGGCCAAGAAGTATTAAACCAAGCAGGCCGCATGGCCGTGGACCCCAACGCTACATTGACTGACCCCGAAGCAATTGAGCGATACAAAGAATCGTTTGCTGGTGGCGCGACTCTTGGCGGTATTATGGGCGGCGGCCTTGGCGGATGGAGAAGAAGCACTCCTGCTACCAACGAAATTCAACAGGCATTTAGCCAGCCTGAAGTTAGCAGTACCCCTATTAACAATGTAGCCCCACCTGCTGCCCCTCTTGTAATTACGCCAGCAAACCACCCAAACCCAACAGCACGTTTAGCTGAATTAGAGGCTGTTGGTAAAGGATCACCTGCACGTACTGTTGAAGGTCCTGATGGTCAACCAATAAAGATTCCAGCAACTGAAGGCCGTTTCTTTACGCCTGAAGAACAGCAAGAATACAAAGCACTCAAAGCTCAAGCAGCAACTCTGACACCCCCTGCTGTAACAGGCGGCACAACAGATATTGCACAGCAGACTCAAGCTGCTGCCGCTGAAAACCAGCAAGTGCAGGAAGCGCAACAAAATTTAGCCAAGCGGGAAGAAGTGTTTGGCAAAGTAGCCACACTGTACGATCCAGAGAATCCAACTTCGTTAAACATATTTGGGCAAAACATTGAAGGCCCACGTGTTGAAACATTTGGTAACCGTTTTGCTACTGTATTTAATACACTGCCCCCACACGTTCAAACACTTGCTCAAGCTATTACACAAGCAAACAAAGCGTTTGCTACGCCTGAAAAGCCAAGCCCACTGGTCAGTTTTAGTTTTAACGCTAACAACCCAGTAACTTCTGCTGAGAAAGCGCTTGAAGCCTTGGGTAAGGTGATGACCAAATTCCAGATTGACCACGTTCAATCATTGGATGAAGCAGTACAGATTCTCAACAAGCTCTCGACGACTACCAAAGGTAATCAACTGGAGCAACTCAACGCCATCTACGAAGCCATTACTGGCCAAGATACAGATGGATTCACAGCAGCACAAGCCACCAAGGCGGAAAAAGGAGCTAAAGATGGAAAATTGCAAACAACTACCGGGCTGGGAGCAGTATCAGTCGAAGGCGGAGCAGGACAAGCAAATGATGGAAACGATGAGAACGTACAATCTAGCAACGTTCAATCCGTCGGGACAGGAAGTCTCCCTGCAGGATCGCTTGGCCTCCAAACTGGACAGCAGGCAGGAGAAGGAATACGGACTGGCACCGGTGCAGACACCAGTGTTGTCGATGGTAATGCGTCGACGCAAGTAATAGGAGCTACAAATGAACAAGCCAGCCAAAGCGCTTTGGGTGGCGGGGAAACATCCGGTCAATCCCAGCAAGCCGGTGCAGCCAACTTGGATCAACAATCTGTTCAAGATGGCTCAAGAACGTATGACCCCCGTATTACCTTCTACGCAACCGACCTCAGCCACATCTCCAGCGAACGTCGCATCGAAATAATTTCTGATCTGTTATTAAAAGTTTTAGCTCCCAAGCAAGAACGTAAAAATACAGTCCCCGCAGCAACACGGGCAGAGATTCTGCGATTGGCTTTATTGGAACAATTCCGCCATACAGACATTGCAGCATATACAGGGTTAAAGACTGACACTGTTGAGAAACAACTTGAGCGCATGGGCGTTAAATTGGTTGATGGTGAATTCCAAGTAATCGACCCTGAGTTTGCAGCTCGTATTGTCGAGACTGCTGCTGCTTATCGTTCGCCCGAGTTCCCTGATGGCATTGGTCAAGGTGAACTGTCTGGTCTGTACAACACTCGTTATGAAGGTGAAGAGCAATCTGCCACTTCTTTAGCAGAAGAACTTGAAGCTGGAGAGCAAGAAGGTAAACCTGGGGCCAAACTGCAAGAAGAACTAGGTGGTAAAGAAGACGCTGAAGGTCAAACCATGGGCACGGTATCCACTGCGGGTGGCAGCCAAGGTGCTGTAGATAGTGAAGCCGCTGCGTTCTTTGATAAGGTTGAAAAGCTCCAAACAGAACTGGAAGCATTGCCTCCTAAAGACCCGCGTCGTGCAGCCAAAGCAGAACAGCTTCAAAAATTGTGGGCTGACTATGCTAAGTCACAAGAAAAGCGCAGAGCCAAGGGCGAGGCTGTTGTAGAAGAAGGAGACGAAAATGCCGTTCAAGAATCAAGCACAGAGGAAGTTCCTGTTCAAAAACGAACCGGAGGTGGCAAAAAGGTGGGCAAAGGAAACGCCCAAGGGGGCAAAGCTGCCGGAAAAGCTGAAGTCAAACAAGAAACCAAGCCCGAAGAAATAAAAACCCCCGCTGAAGAGTGGGCCAATCTGTCTAAATTAGCTCCGGAACTACCTCCATATGATGTTCTTACAAACTCTGAGAAGACTCGGTGGGATGATCTCGTCCGCCGTGGACAAGCTAACCTTGCTGCTGCTGTCAAAATTGTCGGTGAGGTTACTCAACCTACTGGCACAGCATTGGCCAACCAAGGGCCTCAGGCAACGGGCGCTACTGGAACTACTCAAGCGTTAGTACCTTGGGCTGGCGTAAAACGCACAACTAAAGGTGATGTAGAGATGGTTCCTACTGCATCACTTGATGGAGTAGCCCAGCGAAACAAAGCTGATACTTCTACACCTGAGTATGCAGCGCTTAAAGCCAGCATCCAAGCTACCGGTATTGTTGACCCTATTACCATCACAACAAATTCTCTTGGTAAGGCCGAAGTCTTTGAAGGCAACCATAGACTGCAAGCAGCTCGTGAACTGGGTTTAACAGAAGTGCCAGTAGTATTGCACGATCGTGTTACTCCATCTGAATCTCAGCCACTGGTAGGCCGTAAACCTAGTTCTATATTACCTGCGGTAACGCCCAAGTTTGGTTCAGACCAAGCAGTTGTTAAGAATCCATACACCGCTGCTGAACTAACTACAGAGATTCAAAACTTTATACGTGCTGACATTTTTGACCGCAAGCTGGTCATTGTTGACAGCATTGAAGACCTACTTAACTCACGCCTGGATGACTTGCGTGCATTGGCTAAAGCAATTAGTGATAAAGGTGCGTATGGTGTTGCTGCTGATGGCACTGCGTATTTGATTGCCAATCGCATTAGTAAAGGTGAAGGTCGTGCTAAGTTTATGCACGAAGTCGGGGCCCACTTAGGCCTTGAGAACCTGTTGCCTACGGCTGTCTATGACAAACTGGTTGACCAATTAGAAACATGGGCTGCAGCAAATGATGGCTCACTTGAATCTAAGTTGGCTAACAAAGCCAGAGAGCGTGTAGGTTACGCTGCAACGCCTACTGTAGACCAGCGCAATGAATTGTTGGCTTACTTTGTTGAAGAAGCCATGCTGGCGGGTGTTGATCCTACGGCTACTGCAAAAGAATCAGGTCCGTTGTACGCATGGTTCCGCACACTATGGGCAGCATTTAAAGTTGCGGTTCGTCGCCTTGGATTTAAACCTGAAAAGCTAACAGCCCAAGACGTAGTCAATATGGCCTACGGTGCTGCTCGCTTGGAAATGTCTGGCACATGGCACGGTACTGCTGCTACGTACCGTAAATTCAACCACAACTTTATGAGTACTGGCGAAGGTGCCCAAGCTTATGGTTGGGGTTCATACCTTGCCCAAGCCGTTGGTATCGGTAAAGGTTACTGGTGGAATGACGTTAAGCGTAAAGAAACATCTACTGTTGAAAATATAATTAAGCAGTATGTTGGATGGCGTTTTGAAGAATCAGTTTTGCACCCAGTAGACAGAGAAGAAATTGCTTACGCTGGCTCGCAAATAAAAGTAGCTAAGGACTTAGCAGAAGCAGTTTATATGAATCCGGCTGAGTATGCGACGCCCGGTTATTTAACGCGCCGTTTAGTTGAAGCAGGGGTGGACTACATCAAATTAATTTCGCCAACAGGAGAAAAGAAAACTGTTCGAATTGCTCCCCCCGCTGGTAATTTGATGCGTGTTGACACTGCTGTGTCCAACAGTGAAATGCTTGATTGGGATGCGTCATTTGCAGACCAGCCAAAACTTGTTCGAGACTTTGTCAAAGGCGAGGCTGCCACAATTAAAGCCATGAACGACAATGGTGCCAGTATTCGTATTAAAAATGGCGAGGATATTTATAAGTATTTGATTCTAAAGTTCTGGGTTGCAAACAACCTTAATGGCTCGTGGAAAAATGCAACGCCTGAACAGCGTATGGAAGTCAAGAAGCAGTCGTCCAAGTATTTGGAAGCAAACGGCATTCAGGGTATTCGTTTCTTAGATGCCAACAGCCGTACCCCAACAGCGCTTGACCGTTCTATTGTTTTTGATGGTAAGAAATACACACGCGATGCTTTAGTTGCCCAATCTAAAAACGCTCGTGCTTTGTCAATTGATGAGCAAATTCCGTTTACCATCATGCGTCATTTGTTGCGCAACACAGTGGCCGAATTCCGCCAAGAACTTACAAGTAAACTGGAAAGACACAAAGCTTCATTTATAGAATCTCTTACTGAAGCCTATAAAGCGGCAAACCAAGCGCCAGTAGCTGACATAAAAGAACGTGCCCAAGGTGCTGCAGACAGATCGTATGAAGCTAAGTTATTGGCATGGCTTGACGCAAATGAAAGCAAAATAAAGATTGTTGACGGCAATCAAGCCCCTGTCACGCGTAACCTTGTTATCTTCAATGAGAAGAACATTCAACGCGTTGGCTCAGAAGTTAGTGCTAATAGAGAGCGCATGAAGTTTGGTATTGCTGGCCAACGTTCGCTTAACAACTTAGACCCTGCCGAAGCCGATAGACTTAAAGCCCAATTGGTAAAGGCCAAGCTAATGGCAGCTGCTGGCAACGACGCAGACAAGACGTGGACTGAGACCGGATGGTTCAAAGGCGTAGATGGTAAATGGAAATATGAAATTCCTGATACCAACGCTAAGTTTAAACCGCAAAAAACTAACGGTATTGAAGGCAAGGTAAAAGTAGATGAATTCTACGATCTAGAAGATATCCTTGATCACCCAGCTTTATTTAAAGCATACCCGCAGCTCAAAGACTACAAGATAATGTTTGATCAAGACTTGTCGCCTAGCAATGCAAGTTTTAATTCTCTCCAAGGAAAGATAACAATGTCTGGGCAGGACTGGGCTGATATGCCTACGCTGCTGCATGAACTTCAACACGCTATTCAGCACATTGAAGGGTTTACTCGAGGTGGTTCTCCAGACTCAATTGCTGATCCATATGCGTACAGTTCACTTATTAAATTCCAAGCAATTTTGGAATTTAAGAAACAAGAAAATGCAGCTAACGGCGTCAAACAAATTGTTGAGTATCTGGCTGCGTGGGACGATGACGTTAATGCAGCCCAACTTGCCCTTGCAACGAACACTGATCCAAGCCGCAAGGCAACGCTTCAGATGGACTTAGATAGAAATATTGATGAGTATCTTACAGCCGCACAAAACGTATTAGCGCATTTTAAGATTCGAGAAGACATAATACGCTCTTATTTGTATTCGGGTATTGCAGGCGAACAAGAAGCGCGCTTAGTAGAAGGCCGATCTAAGTTGTCAGACACACAGTTAAAGAACACACTTCCTAAACTGCAATTTGATGAACGTGCCACGCTGTTCACAGATAAAACTGGCATGTCCATGAAGTTTGGTGTCACTCCACCAGCTACCGTTGACAGAGCAATCAGTGTGCTGCCCAAGCCACTACAGAAATCAACGCGTGGTATTGTGACCAACCTACTCCATCAAGCCAAGCGTGGTTTGTATGCGTCTGCGATTACCGAAGACTTGGCTGGCATGGCTAAGAAGTACATGCCTTCGGTGACCAAGTATCTAGAAGCCCAGTACGCACGTCAGGCTACCCGCTTGACCTTTGAGAAGCGTATTGAAAACATCTTGGCTGCTTATGACAAATTACCTCAAAACCTACAAGGCGAAGGTAAAGGCAGCGTCAATGAATATATTCATGACTCGACACGCGAGAAGAAATGGGGTTATTACCCAGGTGAGCAGCAAATTGGAACTAAGTTATTCCAAGTAGATGAAGACTTCAAGAAACGTTTTGACGCCTTCCCAGCTGCCGCACAGCAGGTTATTAAAGATGTATTCCGCCATGGCCACGATGCTCTGACACTTAAACAGCAAGCAGCTGAGAACGCAGTAAACCGCGAGTTTGAAGCTCGTATTAAAGCTGCCGCCAACGATGCTGATCTGCTACAGCAGATTGCCAAAGAGAAGAAGCAGATGCTTAAACGCATCACTAGTATTCGCAATGTTAGCGTGGGTGACCCTTATGCGTACCTTGGACGTTACGGTGATTATGTTGTAGTTGCCAAGTCTAAAGAGTTCATTGCTTATGAAGAAGCTGCCAAGGGTACTCAAGCTCGCGTAGGCGCTGACTCTATTACTGGTGACCCACAGCAAGCCAAGAACTGGTTGCAAGAGAACGTAGCCAACCCAATGCATTACGTCGTTCAGTTTGCTGAAACGCAAAACGAAGCCGATGAAATTGCCGCTCAGTTGCAAGCTACTGGTCAATATGACATACAGCCTGAGGATGCAGGTATTAAAGAAGCCAATGCGTCTTACGTGGGCGGCTCAGATATCCACCTTGCTGTGGCCCGTTTGCGCAACATGGCCTCGCGCTCAGAGTCTACTGATGACAAGTTAGACAAAGCAATTGCTGATCTGTATCTGATGACTGTTGCTGATGCCAGTGCTCGTGCCTCTGAACTCCAGCGTAAAAACGTTGCAGGCGCAGACAAGAACATGATGCGTAACTTGGCTACCAGTGGTCGTGCGGATGCACACTTCTTGGCTACGATGGAACACAGTGATGAGATTAATGACTCACTAGAAGCCATGCGCAATGAGGCTCGTAATGATCGTCGCGAAGCCATGCCAATGTATAACGAACTGTTTATACGTCACGCGAACAGCATGAACTACCAGCCTGTCGGCGACTTGGCTACTGCCCTGACACGCATGACAACATTGTGGACTTTGTCTACTAACCCAGCGTTCTATCTCCAGCAGGTGCTTCAGACTTCTGTATTGTCCTTGCCGTTTATGGCGGGTCGTCTAGGTTACTTCCGTTCTGCTCGGGCAATCAAGCGTGCCTACGGTGACATGTCTGAGTTGGTTAAAGGCTTGGGAGTTAATGAGCACATTAACTTTGATAAGGCCCCCGCAGATGTGCGCAACATGCTCAACACACTGGTTGGCATGGGTAAGATTGACCTTGGTATCGACGCTGAAGCCAAGGCGCGCACAGGTGAAGACGGTGTGCTTGGTAAAGTAATGCTCAAGCTGCAAGGTGTTAATACACGTATTGAGTCAATCAACCGTGCCACTGCTGCCATCGCTGCTTACCGTGGGTATTTAGATCGCTATAAGAACGGTGATACGGCTGCGGCTACCAAGTACGCGGCTGATGTAGTGTCCAACACGCACGGCTCTTACGATGGATTTAACACACCTCGTATCATGTCAGGCGATGTGGGTAGAGTTGCGTTGCAATTTAAACGCTTCCAGATCATTCAGCTGTCTATGTTAGCCAAGCTGATTCACACTTCGTTTAAAGGTGCAAGCGCAGATGAGAAAGCTGTAGCTCGTGCTTCACTGAAGTTTATCGTGGCCCACATGGCTGTACTTGGCGGTGCACTTGGTGTACCGTTTGTCTCCCAAGCCGCTTGGATTCTGTCTAAAGTGTTTGGTGATGAGGACGAGCCCGATGATTACGAGTACAAACTGCGTCGCATGATAGGTGACGGCCCTGCCGCTGACCTGTTGCTTCGTGGTGTACCTGCCGCATTAGGCTTAGAGTCTTTGGGTAAAAAGTTGTCCATGGAAAACGTTGCGTCTCCATTTGGTCCTTTTGTAGACCCCGATATAACTTCTCGTACTGGTGCTGAAAAAATGCTTATAGGAGTTATGGGCCCAGCCGTAAATATTGGGCTGAAGTTTACAGACGCGCTTGGCATGATGACCAAGGGTAATTACTACAAGGGCTTAGAGTTGGCGTTACCTAATGGTGTAGCCAATGTGATGAGAGGCATGCGTTTTGCCAATGAAGGCATTACGATGCGTAATGGGGACTTGGTGTTAAAGCCTGAAGATGTCAGCCTAATTGATGCTGCATTCCAAGCGGTTGGTCTCCCCACTGCGACCATTACTGATAGACAATATACACAGAAAGTTGTTGTCGCATTTGACAAGTTCTATTCTGAGCGTGCGGCTGATATTAAACGTAGTTATGTGGAAGGTTCTCGAGACAGTGACTCAGCAGCAATGGCTGAAGCACGTGAAGACTGGCAGAAATTGCAGGAGTCGAGAGTTAAAAACGGTTACAAGCGTCAGTCAATGTCTGAGTTGTTCCGTGCACCAGCTGAAGCGCGTAAGCGTGAGCGTGGTGTTGTTGGTGGTGTAGAAACCACTAAATCAAATCGTAGGTTTGTCGAGCAAGTAAGCTCAGTTTCTTAAGGAGAAAATGATGGCAAAGTCACCAGCTTGGCAACGTAAAGAAGGTAAGAACCCTGAAGGTGGATTGAACGCCAAAGGACGTGCTTCTTACAACAAAGCGAACCCTGGAAAGCCAGGACTTAAAGCACCACAACCTGAAGGTGGTTCACGTAAAGATTCTTTCTGTGCACGCATGGAAGGAATGAAAAAGAAGTTGACCAGTGAGAAGACGGCTAAAGACCCTGACTCACGAATTAACAAATCACTACGCGCTTGGAAGTGTTAAAAAAACCCCCTAGTTTTAAGGCTAGGGGGTAAATCCAACTTAGGAGACAAAACACACTAACGAGGGCAACTACATTAGTGAGCAGATGATACTGCACTTTCTTCAGTTTGCACAAGTGTTACTGGACCACTGGTGTTTTCTACAGTACCCTCCATGGCTGAGAAGTCAAACGCAAAACAGGTGCAACTACCAGTTGAGTAGGCTGTACCCCTTCCCATATTGAACTTTTCCTGCCAAGGAATAATCCAGCCGTTGTCGGTGGCATACTTAATCATCTCCTTGGGCTCCATGCGGTTCTTGGAACACCAGTCGCCAAAGTCTTTCTTGGCAAGGAATAACTTCCCGATGTACTTGTCCTTACCCTTGGTAGTCTGATTGCCAATGATGCGACGACCCGCAGGGGTTCCAACGATTCTAGAGATTGAATCTTCAGGTCCACGGCTATCTGTACGCAAGTCACGGTACTCAGTTGTCACTATGATGCGGTTGGATAAGTCGCGGATCATACGGTTCAAAGCGTCAGCAGGTGAAGTCATGTTGCCTGCCACGATTGCCTCAGTCAGGTCGCCCATCAGCAATGTAGTGAACTCAACAAGTTTGTCATAGTCAAATGAGATAACCTGTAAGTCAAGCAGAATCCTGGCAGCCGTTAGAGTTGCAGTAGCGTGGCTTCGGAAGAACCTGTACTCACTCTGAGGTAGGATGACAGCCAACTTCGCTTCAGTAGAAGCCCACAGCTTAGCCACGGCCTCTTGGTTTGTAACCACGTACTTGATAAACGCATCGCCTGCACAACCCATGTTGTCCCGCATCTTGTCAATCGCATCGGATACTTCAATGGCGTTCTTAAAGATGGGTACGTTGTACTTGGAGAAGTTGATGGCAATCATACGCACCGCTTCTGCCTGAGTATTGGCATTGTGCGAGGCTAGTTTGGCGTGCATGTCTTCGTTGGCTGTGATACCAACAACGGCTTTCCAAGTGTGCTGTTCAGCGAATCCAACCTTACCGCCACTGGATGTGAGTCGGGCTCGGTCAGTACCTTGGGAGACTGTATACGCAAAACTACTTACTTCAGCCGCATCCATGTCGGTCATCTCGTCAAAGACAACAGGCATGTTTTGGTGAGCACCTACGATGGCCCAACGAGCGTTACGTGTTGCACCATCCTTACCAGCGTAGATCAGTTTATTGGCATCAGCGAGACCATACAGTGCAGCGCGCCACACTGAGGTTTTACCTTTACCAGATGCGCCAGAGTTAACTGCAACCAAAGCACCGTTGTAGCTGTCCTCACCAAATGGGGTCAGGATAGAACCGTACACATTACAGAATACATACTGCGCGGCTTCACTGCTTTCACGGTTGTAGATAAAGTTAACAGCTTCAGCGTAACCTTCAACGGTTCCACGTGGGACAGGATATGTATTCTTGTAAGTAGCGGCTGCACCGCCAACGTAGACTCTACGAATAGAACCATCGGTGTGATACAGGCGGTCACCTAGTAGAAACCCTGCCATGTTGTCGCGCCAACCAAATGAAGTCAGAGTATCAACTTCCCTCTGCTCAGTCATCAGCTTGGTAATTGAGTCACGAATGTACGCAGTCAGGTGCATAGTTGCGTCCTTATTATTAGAAGGCATCAGTTCGTACTTGGACATGGCCTTGAGTAGATCGGCTGACGAAGCAATAGCGGCTGTGTCAACTTCAAATTCTCTAATGCGTTTGTCAGGTAAGTGCATGCGAATCGTGAATGCAAACGCCCCATCAGCTTTCTTGATACGCTGAATAGGGTAGAACAGTTGGTAGCAGAATGTAAAGGGCTGGTTTACACCATCCTTGTCTTTAATAAAACGAATCATCCGATTGTTCTGATACTCGTAAGTCTCAGGCAACGCAGGGACAATGGTTTCCACAACAACTTCTTCTTCTACAACCTCAACTACCTGTTCGACAGGCTCAGGGATAACCCTACCCAATACCATTGGCGTTTTAATTTTGCCTCTGTGGGGGCATCCAGTACAGCCTGCTTCGTTGTTCTTTTCAAAGTGACTACACTCTGTGGGGTTAGTAGACCAAGTCTCGTAGCGAGTAACAACGTCTGTATTAGAGTGTTTATCAGAACGATTCTCGCTCCACTCATGGGCTAATTCAATGTCTTCAGTACAGTACCGAATAAGTCCAATGACCCCGCGCCACACTTCAAAATTAACATCGCCCTTGGTATCCCGCATGAACCTGACCTGTTGGCAGTGGTCAGCAATCAACCGAGCAGAAGTTTCGTACTGGGGTCCATCGTATGGCGTGATCAAGTCATCATTTAAGCCAGGCGCTGATGAGTAACTTGGTACGTGAGCTTGAAGGGCTTTGACAGCGCGTGAGACTGTGGCTGCAAATTCTTGTGGTTCAACAAATGTAGGCTTGTTCTTAACCTTGACTTCACGGACCTCACGTCCAGCTTTGCGATTATGAGTGCCTGCAGGCCGCAGGATAGAAGACAAGTCAGCAGTGCGGGTTGGGTCAGCAAGCAATCCAGCGGCATTGAGTGCGGCTTTAAATTCATTGGCAATTGCTCGCCAACTGTTAGGACCAATCGGTTTAGTTAAAGGCCAATAGCAATGTAGTCCACCGCCTGAATCAACAAGCATGGGTTGAGGGAACTGGTGTGTCTTGCAGAAACCAAGGATTGCTTTAGCGGCTTCTGTTTTATCCAAATAGCCTTTACCTTCAGCGGCCTTGTCTTCACCGCAGTCGATATCAATCCAAAATGATTTGGCTTTGTCCCAGTTCTGTGCGCCTCGGTATTTGGTTTTGGTTACACCATTTACTTCAGCTTCATAGCTTGCCGCCTTATAGGAACAGCACGCATGGTAGACAATCAGGTTGCTTTGTGCATCATAAGATTCGATGGCTTGCGCCATGAGTTCGAGAGACTCATAGGCTTTGTGTGCAATACCTTCGCGTCCAACACGTCCCAACCCTACGAACTTGAACCCCTCCTCAGGAAGGATCGTTTGCAGGAATTTGAGCGTGTTCATGGACTACACCCCTGTAATGATGCGCTTGTCTTGTGCCTCGGCTCCAATCTTGAGGGTTTTCCCTATATGGGCAACCGCAACATTTAGAAGCTCACTGGCTTGAAGCTGAGTTTCCGCAGACTCCACAATGACGCGTCCAATAAGTTCGGCAAGTCCCAAGATAACTTCACCATGGTTGAATCCTTTATCGTTCAAGGCACCGTTGGCCTCCAACACGACACCGACAACTTTTCGCTGATCTATTTCGTATGACATATGTACTCCAAAAACAAAGGGTGGGGGTACTAACTGCTCGTCCGCAAGCTTAAAAGCCTTTGCACAGCGTTCCCCCCGTTAAATTAGTCGTCGAAGTTCAAGTCATCTAGGTTCAGATCGACAGCGACTTCAGGTTCAACCACTTTGGGCTCAGGCTTTGGCTCAGCTTTGGGCTTAGGCTTGGCTTCAGCTTTAGGCTTCTCAACCACAGCAATAGGCTTGTCCAATGCGGCAACAGTCTCGTCAACTGCAACAACACCAGTACCCAAGATAGACGCAACTACCTCAGTATCTACCACGGCTTTGACTTCATTGTAAGCGGCTTCAGGCAAATAACCCATGGCTTTAAATGTCAGCTTTGGTGTAGCGGCTTCCGCTTCAAATGCAATCTTGGTGACCACTTGAGAGTAGTGCAAGTTGCGTTTTTGCAACGCTGCGGCATATTCACTCAGCGCCTTAATAGATGCAGGCGGAACACGCAACAAGTATGGGTCGTTGATTAACCCAGCGGCTGCGATAGCCAAACGCTTAGAGTCTTGGCACGCCTTACCCTTACCGCCATTGTCGCCAATCTTGCTACCCCACTGATTGTGAGCGCAAGTAGAGCACTGCTTAGACTGTGGGTTCTTGGAGTTGTCTTCGGGCTTAACGCCTTCGTTACTGTAGCAGTCAGGCTTCTGATCTTCGCCACCCTCTTGGTAGCCCTTGGCGTAGTACACCTTAGACACACCTTTGTTGCCTTTGAGCAACACCACCTCAATAGCCGTTGCGGGGCTATCAGGGTCTTTGGGGTTCATCATGGTTGTGCGGTCGCCACCACGCACAATGGCAAATATCTTGCCTTTGATGGAGACTACGGGAAAACCCGTACTAACGGTTGATATCAAATCACCGTTTAAGTTCTCCACATTTTGGTTCTTTAAATACGCAGGCAGATTGCCAGATTCAAATGGAATGATTTCGCTCATGTGTTTTCTCCTGTTAAAAATTATGATCTACGAATGTTAATGGTTCGTTCTACACGCCAGTCAATGCCTGGGGGCAGTGTCTCGTGTTCGTCTTTATATTGCTCAACAGCGGATTGAGCCGCACGTTTCTGCAACATATGCCATGCGTTGTTCTCTTTACAGAACGTCATGAACGCATCGGGGTCTGCAATGGATGCAGTGGCTTTTGTGGATGTATACGCGGTACCAAATTCTGTGCGTACAGAATCCATGCCTGTAGTCTCAAATGTTTTGAGCAAGGCCGCTTCAATTTTATCTAATACTTCGTCGACTCTGGCTATCTTGCCATCGTACTCAGCTTTCATCTGAGCTTTCTTGTCGCGCACCTCAATGTATTTTGCTACCAACTCTGATATTTTCATGTTTGTCCTAAGGGGGTGTTAGCTTACTCTTTTTTATTGTGTTTGGCCTAAGTGTTTTCACTCATCTGCATCAATTCCTTTCATTATTTCAAGTAGTGCACCTTGCAGTTTCTGCTTGGTGCGTAGGCGGGTGTAAATGCGTCTTTCAATATCTGATGCAGCAATGTGAGCAATCACTGTTGTTCTAGTCTGCCCAGGTCGTCGCACTCGTGCGCAAGCCTGTTCGTAGATATCATTGCTGTGGATAGGAGCAAACCAAATGATGTTGGTTGCCGCTGTAAGTGTTAGTCCATGAGACATAGTCGCAGGGTTTGCCACCAGTACTCTAAGGTCTGTACCGTTTTGAAACTCACCAAATATTTGATCTCGTTCGGCCTTGCTTGTACCACCATGAACTGCCGCCACTGTCCACTCAGTTGACAACTCTTGCATCAGATGTTCTAGAACTCCAGTTAACGGAACGAACACGATGACCTTGCCTTCTGAGCCTTCGATCAACTCTTTAAGTACATCAATGCGTGGCTTGTTTGGAATGTAGATGTGCTCGCCGTCTTTACCATAGGCAACTCCACAAGCAATTTGAACAAGCTTGTTGGCCTTAACCGCCTCGTTGACAGCAAGGACCTCACCGCCTTCGTATTCAGTTATCAGTTTCTCAAGCATGCCTTTGTATGCAGACTTCTGCTCATCGGTCATCTCAGCATCACGGTTGATAAATGTCTGCTCGGGCAAATCGATACAGTCATCCAAGGCAAACCGAACTGCGGGTTGCATGATCTTCTTAACAGTATCTACTGCATCAACACGTGGTATCCACTTGAACTGTGTGATCTGCTTCATGACTGAGTCGCGGAACTGACCAAAGTATTTGGGTACGTCAGGGTTGGTTGGACATACGATTCGGCATTGTGCCCATGCGTCTGTAGGTTCGTGTGGTGTGGGTGCACCAGTCAAAGCCCATATACGTCTGTGCGTCTGCTTATTACATATGCTGTTTAGAATCTTCCATCGCTCTGTACTGGCATTTCGGAACATCGCAATCTCATCGACAATAATCAAGTTAATGTCGGGGCGCTTGGCTAACTCGTCTTGAATCGTTCTAATACCATCGGTATTGATAATGTAAATATCAGAGGGTTGAGCCAATAACTTCTTGCGTCTTTCTCGTGAGCCATACACAACTGTGGCATCTAAGTGTGGGAACGTCTTGAATATCTCGTCCGCCCAAGTGCGCTCCATTGTAGATAGTGGACAGATAACCAATGCACGTGTGATGAGCTTAGCATCACGCATGTAGTCAAATGCCCATAGTGACGTAACTGTTTTACCCAAGCCCATGCTGTTCAAACAGAACGCACGTTCATTCATGGATAGAAAGTTCGCAGTCTCGATCTGTGCCGCAAAAGGTTTGAAACGACCAGGCCACTTATAGTAATAAGTCATCGGGTCAGGCGGGTTAAAGCCTAAGTTTCTCAGCACCTTAACTTCATCAGGTCTGTGTGGAACAGCCACTAGTGTCTGCCCATTGTGCGTTACCAACTTTGCGGTTGGTATCGGTATTGTCACTCTCGTTGGATGTTTTAACTTGAGGATCAACGCCCTCTTATCTTGTCTGACTAGCATCTATTTTCCGTATGCGCTTCCATTGCTTCCTCTCCAGCCACGGTTCTTTTCTTTATCTACGACACGAAGGTTTGACTTATCGTTTGTGCCCTTGCTATCAAGCATCTTCTTGTGGTCAACATCTTTGCCGTCGCCCTTTTTAACTTTGCCATCACGTGCCATTTCTGCTCGTGCTTTGTTACGCATCTCGCGTTTGTCTACTTGCTCGGGACGTGCGTTGTACGCCTTGTCATAAGCCGCTTTAGTTGGTCCGCCTTTGTTCATCTTTCACCTCCAAAAAATCAATAAGTTGTTGAACATCATCGACCACGATAGACCATCCACCGTGGGCAAAGATAGCTTCTAATGTACGATCTTGGTTTGCAGTTGTACATCCCCTTTTCCCTGGAGCCTTGGTCTCTACACCAATAAACTGTCCACGATCGCAACAGATAAAGTCAGGGATGCCGACTACACCCATACCGTTTTGCATGGGCATAAAGAACCAAATGTTGCGCTTCTTTAGTTCTTTCTTAACGGCCTCTTTAACTTTACCTTCAGGAGTCATCGCTTATCCTTGTAGAACTCACACGTTTTAACTGGACACCATCCTTTGCACAGCCCTGAGGGTCGAGCAGGCCAAGCGTCACGCTCGTAAGCCGATTCCAACTTACGCACCTTCGGAATGAATGTTTGCCAAATGATAGGTACTTGGTCACGAGTAAACGTTTCCTTGTCTATCTTCTTGTCACGCATCCACACGAATCCAGTCACCACTGTATTTACTTGTGGGTATATCGCAAAGGTGTATCCCGCATACAGCATCAGTTGATGGGTCAGCTTTCGCTTGCCTGTCTTGTAATCAAGATTAACTGCCTTGTCACCATTGACAATCAGCAAGTCAGCAATACCCCGAGTCCAAGCTTTACCCCATGGAGCAGGTTGGAAGTTCTCATCCAGTGCCATCTCAACTTCGCAAAACTTTTCCCCTGCCATGTTTGCTATCTTGGTAGCCAAGCCTTCCCATTGGGACATGCCCTCTGGTAAAGCCGTGCCATCTTTGATACGATATTCCATAGCTTCATGCACACGACTACCCCATAGAGTCGCTTCAGTGGGAGGCTCTACTATGTCTCGTTTGACACGCACATGGTAAAACTGCCTAGGGCAGGTTTCGAACTTCTCAAGTTGACTGTATGTCCAAGCGGGTATTGTCATAGGGGTTGCGCCCGAGGGGTAAAAACCTCAGGTGATGGTGTGTATGTTAGGGCATCCATAGCGTATGTCAAGGGGTTTTATTTGGCATCTGCATAATTATTTCCAATGTCGCCTTCACACGACACTGGTAAGTTGGCGCACCACTTCGGAGGCACTGACATGGTCTCAGTCATGAACTCTAACGCCCAGCTGCTGGCGCTTTTAGGTACGACACAAACTACCTCGTCATGTACAGTTAAAGCAACTTTGTACCGACAGTCAGCCAGTGGGTTGTCGTTCTTGCGCATCTCCATGTCGATCTTTGCCATTTGATCGAACACAACTATACGGGCCAGTGCTTGAACTACGTTCTCAACTACCTTACCACCGTATATCTTGACAGGACCATAGCGTCCTCTGTACTCGCATCCATCACCAGACTTACTCAGTTCAGGATAACGAATCATCGTGCCGTTGGGTAAGTGAATGCCTTCAGGTGAACAGCGTAGTTCAATACCAACACCAAATGTTGTCTCATAGCCCTGCGCCATTTTGTCCAATGCTTTCTGTGCATCCTTCCACAGTTCGGCAATCATGGCGTACTTGGTTCGGTACGTGGTTACTGTCTGTTTGGATTCGCCTGCATCCATATCAACCGAGATACCGCCTTGACCAATCTTCAAAGTACCTTGGAACTTGTCAGCACCCATGCCATAGCCCAGACCAAGAATACACGTCTTACCAACAAACCGTTCAACCTTGTCTGCTTTGGTAACAGGCTTGCCATACACGATTGATGCAAACTTAGAATAAATATCTACACTGTTGCGAAAGTCAACTAGCAAGTCTTCTTGACCAGCCAGCCACGCCACGACACGCGCTTCAATTTGTGCTGAGTCCACTGCAACAAGTACATGATTGTCGGGTACTTTGATTGATCGCCTGAGTGCACCGCCTCGTGGCAGGTTCTGTAGGTTCATCTTGTCGCCACCACTAGCACGCCCAGTGTGAGCACCCCAGTAGTTCAAGAGAATTGGTAACGCACCACGCTCAGAGATACCCAAGAACGATTCGGTTCTCGTTTCTTCCAATGTGGATTTGATACCAAGCCTTGCCGCAACTACAGCTTGCACCGCAGTGTTGGGATGTTCAAGCAGTGCTTTGAACTCATAGTCTGTCTTGCTAAACGCATACGCTTCTTTGTTAGTGCGCAGGCTCGTCTTGAGTGGCGGCTCAACGCCTAGCTTCTTCAGCACCTCGGCAAACTGTGGGTTGGACATAAGTGCGTCTCTACCAATAGACAAGTCAATACGTTCCATCAACTTGGCCTTCTTGTCTTGAACGTTGTTCAGGTGAGCAATCAGTACATCTCTGTCCAACTCAAGCACTGGGTCAGTGAACATCCGAATCATCAGGTCCTGTATGTACAGTTCCTTCGGAGGGTTGTCTTTCTTCAGGATATGGAACAAGGTCCAAGTAAGTTCCACATCGTTGTTGCAGTAGTTACCGTAGTTGTCAAGGTCCCCAGGGGTAAAGTCACTGCGTCTTTTACCAAGCGCGTTTACCACCTCATTACCTTTGTGTCCATCTGTAAACTTCTCAGCCAATGCTTTGAGTGAACCACCGACAGTCAAGCCCGTGATAGGTCGTGACATTGACAGTGTATCTAGATAGTACTTGGGTATGATGCCAAACCGCCAAGCAAGTATGGCTCCATCAAATGCCATGTTATGACAGATCAAGTAGTGGTTAGGGATATCCAGTTCTTCCAGTGCCATTGCTATCTCACCATTGGAACCAGTTACCCATTGTGCAGGCGCATCGTCAACCTTGTATGAGAAGCCAATGACTTCAAATTGCGGGTCTCGGATGTACGCCTCGGTCGTCATCTTGGACAGACTAAACTCTTTTGAATAGTAAGTCTCAAAGTCCAGAGTGATGTAACTCATCTTAAGTTCCTGACTGTTGCACGCTTTGTCCAACAGGTTACGCAATGCCACTTTGATGGGCTCATCTGAATGCCACCTTCAGGCGGTTTAGTCTGCCCACATTTGTCGCAAGTCTTAAGTTGATGTATGGGTTGCTTAGCCCCTATATCTAATTGTTGTTTAGCGAATCCGTTCACGTGATCTCCTTCCAGTGTTGTTAGGCTTAGGGCAGTCTTCGGGTACGTCAACGACGACCCAAATTGCCGCTAGGTTGTTTCGGTATTCTGATTTCTCCCATCGATCAATGTACACCCCAAAAACATTCTCCAATGATTTGTTGACCGAGCGATTGTCTATACCAGTAAACTTAGATATATCGCTTGACTTCAAACCATCGGGGTGCTTTTTGAGTAACGCACGAATGATGTTGTGATTACTCTTCACAGTGGTGCGTCCTCTGCGTTCTCAGGATTGAAAGGTAGTTTATCAAGCGGGTCATGCTCGGGCGGTTTAGTTGGAAAAGGCCACGTCATGCTTCAAACACCTTCTTGAGTTCAAGGTATACAGCTTTCGCCATACCAACAGACATTGAGTTAACAAGCTGTTCAGCACTTGGAGAACTTGTCAGTGAAGTCGATGGCATTGGCAGCGCTGCAGTTGCTTGCGCTTTCTTCTCTGCTTGGGCTTTCTTCTTGGCTTGGTACTTAGCACTGTACTCGAGTTGCTTTGCTCGCTTGATTCTGTATTCAGCACGAGCAATATGTGCCTTGGCAAGTGCTTCCTGTCGATTGAACGCAGGGTATGACTCTCCAACTGCTTGATATACAAATTTTCCGTTTGCATTCTTGCTTCGGCTAAGTACACCACGGTCTAGCATCTGTTTGAGCCGAGTAGATATGCCAGTCATGTCGCCACTGTTTACCAGTGAAGCAAGTTCCACGCTAGTTTTGTTCGGGTACGATTTAATCGTGTCCCAAATTAATTTACTGACGTTGGTTTTGTCAGGCGTGATAGGTGATGCAGTTACATCATCATCAAATTGTAAGTTGTCTAGTTTCATAAGTTCGCTTTTTAAGTCAGGCATGTAAGTTCTCCTTAGTTGTTACGGTCAATGTGCTCTAATAAACGCTCAAGATAGTGTCGTGCTTTTAATACATCTTTGACACCATCCTTATCCTTGTATCTAGCAATGTACTTAATGACATTGCCTCGCAAGAATCCTTCAAATTCTTCAGCGGTCATCCATGATTGCATGGCTGTCCACGGTTGAACATCTTTGCTTTGGTAGTGATCACCACCGACTTGTGTTTCACTTGCTAGTGGTTTATTCATATGATTTCCTTTTGGGGTCAAGCTTTAGATGAATCATGAGTTGGACTAAACGAGATTCCATTCTCGCTAGTCGTCTCTCAATATGGGAAAGGCTGTTCAAGTCGTTTGACTTGGTGGAGGCCGCGCCATTTTTCTCCAAGGGCTTTGACCGAAAGAATCCACTGGCGTTGGTAATTGCGTTTAACATGTTTGTTTACTTCATATGATTTAAATGTGTTGATAGCTTTGCGCATGAGTTGGTACTCTGTCATACTTTAGCTCCTGCCATACGTGCACCGACTGCCGCTGCTACGGCATTGTCAGTGTCAATCTGTTTAAGAAATTCTGATGCCTTGCTAATTTTCTCAGCAGTGCGCTCAGACTTGACCAACATGCGTTTCATGTAGGATTCGGGAATGTAGACACGTACATCGGGCCACAACTTAACTGCTTCGTTAAGTGATTTGCAGTTGTTCAAGAAGTCCTTGATTTGCCGTTGGATAGCTTTCCACTTCTTGTTGTTCTCGTAGTATGCAACGTCACGTTGCACAATTTCTGCAATGATTGGATGCTCAGAAGGTACATCAAAGTGCGTTGTATAGCTTGAGGTCTTGGGGGGTGCCGCAGTACCAATAGCAGTCTTGATATGCACCATAGACTTTAGCTCTACTCCATCATGTTGGAACTTAGTGTTGGCACGAAGTTCTTTGTTGTACACTTTCCAATCATCAGGGATTACATTCTTCAAGTGAAAATGGTTACCCCATATCAATTGCTCGAGGTCATTGGGTAGTGTTTGATAGGTAATTTCATCAATTGGTTTCTGAATTAGATTTGCGTCTGCCTCCTTCATGCGAGTGATTTTATTTTCTACATCGTTGATCAGTGTTGCGCTAATAGCTACATAAGCCATGGTGTTGCTCCGTTTAGTTAGTAAGTTTAGTTCATTATCCGTGATAATCAATAGGGACTAACCCCAAGATTAATACATTGAATGTCTGACAAGAGACATTCCAGCGGTCAGGGCAGTATCTTTCAAGAGCCGCAGTCGCATCTCAGGGGTGTAGTGCACCCACTGCCCTTCGTAATAGCCGCTAAGATTTGGCACTGCTGTATTGCTTAAGCCTAACTTAACGACCATTTCTGCATCCTTCCCTGTTGGGTTGGAGTAGTCAACATCTTCAGCTTGCACTTGATGGATTACTTTCATCCCTGCCAAGTGAAGCTTGAAGTGGTGATCGAACAAACCCAAGCGAAGCATGACCATGGTTAGCTTGTATAGCACCGCAGTCTTTGCCCTCGCTTGATTGAATTGTTGTTCGGTTATGACCCGATTAAGACTCGAGTTCGAAGTGGACATTTTCACCATAAGGGGCTTCAACGTCACTGCTGATACACCACACGACTGGATAGCTAGGTGCGTCACCGAAGTCTGTATAGCCATCAGTCAAGCACACAAACACATCGGGGTCGATGCCTTCATTGGCACAGTAATCAAAGCCTGCAGGCATATGAGTGCCACCGCCTGAATAGAATGTCAACGCTACTTCGTCGCCGCATTCAAACACTTCGTGCTTAACTACGTCAGTGTCGGTATACAAGACATGAACCTTGGATGGTCTGCATTGCGTAACGATGCGTGATAGGTGACCGTTGTAGTGATCGAGTTCAACCTGAGAGATTGATCCAGACACATCGACTTGCACAACAAGCTCGCCCATCTGTGGCAACTTATCCACGCTAGGCAAGTACACATCAGCAAACCTGCGGTTGGGTCTACGCCACGATTGATTCTGCCTGACCTGCGCTACGCAGTGCTTCTCGAGAATCTCATACCAAGGGGTCTTGGATTCAAGCATACCTGCGACCAAGTCCTGTAACTTAGCGGATAACTTACCGCGCATCTTGGCGGCTTGTGCTGCTTCAGCGATCTCGACTTTGATCTGACCTTGCATCTCACGAATCTCGTCAGGGGTCATCTCACGTCCACCATCCCCATAGATCACATCATCACCAGTGCCATCGTTGGGAGGACCATCACCACCTTCGTTACCATCAGGCAATTCATCGTAGATAGTCTCGACTGTCTTATCCTTAGACCCTTTGATATCCACGCAGTTGGGAATACGCTGACCGATGTTGCTATCGTCTAGCATATCGTTAATCCATGCATCACCTGCATAGTTCCACTTCTTAGGGTTGCGACTACCGAGACGCAGTGCGTGCTGACCCATAACGTGACCGACCTCGTGACATAGACCCCACACCAGTTGCGGTACTTCAAGCTTGTCGATGAAGTCAGGGTTGTAATAGATACGCGCCTTGCCATCGACTGCCAGTGTTGGGATATCACGTGTCTCAACCATGGGGCGTTTAAGTAGGATGCTTGCCCAGAATGGATGGTCAAGTACGATTTGTGCTTTGGCTTTGTCTAATTTAGTTGCCATGTTTAACCTCTTACTTCGTTGAATATAAATACTTCATTGCGATCAACTGCATCACAAATCCGTTTCGCTTTGTCCAAGTCTTCTTGGCTTCTTATTAATGGGGTGATCTCTCGTGCAGTCCTTGCATTGATTAGATTGAAGAAGTGGTAGTCATATTGGTGTTTCTCAAACAGAGTCTCGATCGTACTAGACACCTGTTTATTACGCCAGTTGTTGTAGGATTGATCACCATTCTCCATACGCCATGCGGCAAAGTCACCCATGATGAGTTCATGTATCTGAGTTACTTGTGCGGGGTTTAAGTTCTCACCCTTGGCATCGTGGGTCCCATACTCTCTACGAATCGGCATACCATATTTTTCTGCCAGTCCCTTGGCTAAAGGTACAGCCACCGATGAGTAGCCGCCTCGTGCTACACCATCCATGATCATGCGCTTGACTGAGTTCTTCATCCTAATAGTCCAGCGTGCTGGGTCTAAAGTAGTAGTGATCTCAGCCCCAGGTAACTTACTGAGTCGGGCAACATCCCAGTAGTTCATGCTTTGGTTGTGTATCGTCATTTGTTTTCCTCCGTTTGAATGACTTCGATTCTGTCGTTAGCGTTTCGCTCAACCTTAAATTCTTTGTCAGCGACACCTGCAATGATGCGTGATAGGTGCCATAGAACCTCGTCTTTGGCTTCGTTGCGGATACGTTCCCTGAAATACATAATCACAATTCCAAGGAACGCACCGAATAGTATGAGTTCAAAATCTGAGAAGATCATGCGGCTCCGTATAGTGCACCCATCTGCTGTGCAATGTAGTCAAGCTTCTTGGCGGCTTGTTCACGAACGATTGGTGATTCACGCAATACTTCTTTGTTATCAGCAAACAAAGTCACAGCGTCTCCGATGATGCGGGCCATGTCAGCTACATCAGTATCTCCACCGACATTGAGGCGTTTAGCCATCTCAACACCCTCGATCACATTCTGAATGGCAGAGTCTCTAAAGATTGCACCATCAGTACCGATTGGTTTGTTAAGTTTCTCGACCAAGTGCTTGAGTGGCTCCATCATTTTCTTAATGACTTCGACACGAGCACGAACAGCCACATCATTCATCGATGCTTCAAACGCTTGCTTGTCTTCATCGCTAATGTCGAACAAGAAGTGGCTTGCCTGTGGCAGTGGGGTAAAGCGTAGATCATGTCCAATGCGTGTTTGGAATTCATCCGCAGTTGGATAGTCTGACGCGCAGGGTGCTACATACCTTGAAGGCTTAGCTTTGCCTGTATCGGCCAGTAGTCTCGATTGCACATCAAGCTGTACATATGTGTCATATTGGGGCATGACTAGGTTCATGTACGCATCAACTTCAGCCATGAGTCCACGCATATTCTGTGTGTAATCAAAGTACTGTTCGTTGGGCAGTAGCCTCGGACCTTTGTCAATGTACGGCAGTGTGTGCGTTTTGTGATAGGTGTATATCTCACTAGCCTTGGCAAGCAATCGATTGATTGGATTACTTGGGTCGCGGAATAATTTCTTATTCACTACGAATGCGGTATCGCCCAATTCAGATTGAAGATACTCCTCTGCCATCATGTCACGAGTGGACAGGTTGGCTCTACGTGTGGTCAGCTTGACCAGCATGGCTTTATCTGCCAGTGTTGTTAACTGCATGTTTGCTCTCCTCTTGATTAAATAATGGAAAACCTGATGTGGCTTCACCCACCTCGATTGAACGGTTGATATAAACGTCAGTTGGGTCATCCCCAAATCTGTCTATTTCAATGTCCTTCTCCTCCTCACCTACATGAAGACGAGTCCCCGATAAATTGGGATACTCACTCCAATGTGTCCACAGTTTCTCTAGCCAGTTAATGTCTCCATAAGTTGAGTACCATTTCCAGCCTTCGAATTCAAACTTGATATAGCCAACTACATCGTTGTTATGCCTAGCTTTGTAGACTTCAAACAAACTGAAGTCCATATCCAATTCCCCCGCAGGGGATGGATGATTCATTCGTGCGCTCACCATTGCGGCAGTTATGTCTTCGACAGTACCGCGTATCAGCCATATGCCATCGGTTCGATATCCCATTTTGTCCACCCCTCCCCCCACCTTGTCCTGATCACCTTGTCGGGTCAAAACCATAGGTGTAGGGTGATCGTGCCCTCGATACCGAGCTCTTTAACAAGCAACATTGTCTAGTTTATATGCCCTTCGTGCGTCATGGTTCACGCTATCGATGCCTAGGTCTATCAAGTAAACCATTCAATGCGGTCGATCATTAAAAATTTAATAGCGTTTTACAGTTTGGGTGAAGTAACTGTCGGTGAAATCTGTCTCTATGACCTAAACCTTTAGGCATGGTCTAAACACACGAATGGCAAAAGTGTGGGAGACAGTTTTATGGAGTGCATTTCATGGTGAAGTGTATTCCACGAAACTAACTTAATTGGAGAAATCTATGTCCACCGAAATCGCAATCATTGACGCTAACGCTTCATTCACTATGTCCGTGAAAAAGCCTGAGAAAACTGGCTCACTGGCTCGTGCGATTGCCTTCGCTGACTCTGCATCACGCAAGGGTTTGGCTAATGCAATCTACTTGAAGCAACTGTCTAATGGTCAGTTCCGCCCATTGGCTCGTGACATTGTTGACACTTTAGTTCCTAAATCTGCTCAACCTTATGTCATTGGTTTGATCCCTGCATCAGGTCCAATGAATCGTGACAACTTGATTAGCTTGTGCTCTGCTGTTCAGTCTGCTGTACTCTTGAAGGGTGCTGAACTCAAAGGTCAGAAGGCTTTCATGTTCAACTTGGTTGAGCGCATCATTGAGTCCAACACATCTGATGTGCTTGAAGCTTAATGTCTACTCATCTCTTGCCTCGGGGTGTATCAATTGCCCCAATGCCCCGACTTCGTGATGGCGAAGTCGGTCGGAAGGTTCAAGGCGGCTTGCCGCCTGAGCCGTACCGATCTGCCAACTGTAGGCTTACTGCGCTACATTCATCCAACCCAACGCGACACACCAAGTATCGCAAAGCCACGCACGCAACCAAGACGTTTCGTGTGAAATGAATATTCCGTGTGGTCACCACGGAATATTGTACGGAATATTCATAAGTTGTTGATTCTATTCACCAATTTACTATGAATTTTCAAATATTCAAATATTCTATATAAATAATGCACACACACGCGAGCGTGTTCGTGCTAACACAATGTGTCTAATGATCTCATTACTCACATATCTCACAAAACCTGCCTGACCCTCGGCAAATCACAGAATATTTGAATATTCTACCTGTATATCCATACAGTACCCAAAAAACGTGTCAACCACACAGACTCGTAGGTAAGGAACCACTAACGTGAATATTCCAACACCTATCACGATTGCATATTCGCGGAATATTCGATCTACAAAACACACTTGAATCCTAGGGGCGGGTCATGGACACAGAGTCCATGAGTAGCTTGGGCTTGGCGAACCCTTAATCCATAACTCAGCCTTTGGAACCACAACGTCCTGAGCATGACACCAAACTGCTCACTTCCAACCAACTCACTAACTCAAGGCAACACCATGAAACACACACAACTCATGTTCTTGGAAATGGATAGTCTGATCATTGAACCCAACTACACCGACCCGCTTGACGACACACCTTACGTGTTCGAATTTAGCGCGGTTGACAATCCCTTGGACGCTGATGACCCTGAGTCAGCACTTCGTGAATATTACAACAAAGTTAGGAGTCACTAACATGGCATGGACTATCGTTCGCATACTACGCTCAAATCGATTCCACTTGCAGGGGCACATACCCGAAGCCGATGCCATTGCATCTGTACGCAACCAAATCATTAACGATCAGCTTTGCCTGAATCGTGGACTTTTATTGAACTGCCTTGATAACCTTGAATACACAATTGAAAGGAATTGACATGCAATCCATTCTGTACGCCATTGGCTTCACTCTAGCCTTCTGTCTCTGCGGATACCTTGGCTGGTCATCTGATTCCATACCACTTAACAACTTACTGCTCATGTTCTCAGGTTTCTGTCTGGGCGGGATGCTTATCTGTATCTTTGAGAACTGGGACAACTGATGGATGAAGACTACCATTTACCTATATGCACGCATTGTTACGCAGTGCGTGTCGAACCACAACGCAAACACCTATCACGCCCGACCTGTATGGACTGTGGCGAGAAGTTAGCCAAAGAGCGTAAGCACACCATCGTGCCCATGCCCAAATCAAACTACATCGTGGTGACTGACTTATCACTACTGGTCAATCTTAACTCAAGCCACAAGGGAGGCAAATGAAAGCGCTTGACCGAGATACCAAAGATGCACTGCGCCTGTGCTATGACTTCATGCAAATATATGGAGACTTGTTCATGGACTCTGACTTTCACAGAATGAAGCGCGATTACATCATGGTACGCAATAACGCGGTGGCAGTGCTCAAACGCCACGAAAAGAAAACGAGGAAATCGAATGAAAGTACGTGACATACGCAAACGAGCCAAGAGCAAGTATGTATCCATTGAAGGATTCAAGTTCTTGCGAAGTAGCCAAAGCAAACGATGCCGTTCATATGAAGCAGGATGCGCTAACTGTGAGGAATGGAGGTACTACGATACATACAAACGTTTCCCATCATGGGATGAATTACGCAACGCTATGGAGGCATTCAATGTGGAACTATCGAATCGTAAATGTTAAATCAGAGAATGGCGGTGACGATTGGTACTGCCTACAAGAAGTTTATTACAACGATAAAGGTAAACCCTATGGGTTTGCTAACCCTTGCATGGGGTCTGAAACATATGAATCAATGCAAGGTGTATTGAAGATGATGCAAGAAGCAACTGTCCTACCACCACTGCAAGAGGACGATATCAATGCTAATGCAAGATGAATTGGAAAGCTGGGAAACACAACGGCTGAGCAAATGGTTTGCCAGTCGAATCGATGCACGACACACACTAAGGAAACACATGAGCACAACCAACAAAATTGACTATTACTTCTACTCTGATCCAGGCCACGGCTGGTTAGCAGTTAACTACGACGAGCTTGTAGAACTTGGCATCCAAGATAAAATCAGTCACTACTCGTATGTCAAGGGCAACATCGTATACCTAGAGGAAGACTGTGACATGGCTGTATTCATGAACGCAATGGAAGCCAAAGGCGTAAAGATAGACGTACTCGAAATCAATGAGCCCACCAATGACTCCATAGTGAGGTCATATCGGAGGTATCCATGAGCAGACGAGCAGAGCAATATGAGCAAAACGAGCGTGCCAAAGCAAGAGCACGCATCACATCACCTATCACGAAAGACAATCATGCACACAACATGGGAGAAAATCGAGCGAGTAGCAATAATACTAGCGATAGCGGTCTTGATGCTCGATCTGCTGTACTGGCGACCATAACGCGAATGCAAGAAGAACAACGCAACCAACTTGCATACCTTGAAGTCATGGCTGTCTTAGATGCACAGTGGAAGCTGATGCAAGTCAAGCGCAGGTTCGATCGAAGTCACTAGGACCAACTGGTCCAACTGGTCCAACGGGTTCTTTTCAGAGCCCAACTAGAGCTCACGTAGTGAGCCTCACCTTACCTATTATCTGGAACACAAGCGCAGAACTTGTGCGTACATCAACGCCCTCGGGCACAACTAACTGAAAGCAAAACATGAAATATTCAGATATCAAAACATCTGTACTAGCTAACTTCGCCAAGGGTAACCGACTTGTTCCCTATATCACTGGCAAACCTGGTGGCGGCAAGTCAGCGCTTTGTCGTGACATTATCAAGTCACTTGGCATCTCACCTGAGCGCATCACGGAGTTCAATCCATCATTGCGTGACCCTGTAGATATTATGGGTGTGCCACGTACTGACAACGATGTAGCCAAGTGGATACCAATGCCTGAGTTCTATCGCATTCGTGACGATGGGACTGACCAACCCTGTGCATTGATTGTCGAAGAGTTATCCGATGCACCCCAACCGATGCAGAACCCAATGTGTCGTGTCATCTTGGATAAGTTCGCTGGCGAGCTCGGACTACACCCCAAGCTACACATCATTGCATCAGGTAATCGTACAGCGGACAAATCTGGTGCCAATCGCATGACTACCAAGCTATCCAATCGTATGCAAGAGTTGCAGTATGACGAGAACCTAGACGACTGGTGTGCATGGGCATTGGAGAACAACATCGCAGTCGAGATGATTCAGTTCCTCAGATTCAAGCCCAATCTATTGTCTGACTTCGACCCCAATCGCAACATCAATCCAACACCACGGACTTGGGAGTTTGCCAATGAGGTAGACACAACACTGCCCTCTGCTTTGTACTATGAAAACATTGCAGGATGTGTCGGTGAAGGTGCGGCGGCTGAGTACACAGGCTTCAAGCGTATCTTTGAGAACCTGCCCAACATCGAGAGCATCTTGATGAACCCATCCAAAGCGGCTGTACCAACTGACCCTGCTGTGCTGTATGCATTGACTGGTGCATTGGCACACAAGGTATCCAAGGACAACTTCGATCGTGTCGCTGAGTATGTTGATCGCTTGACCCCTGACTTCCAAGTGATGTGTATCTTTGATGCACAGAAGCTCAAGCCTGAGATTCGCAACACCAAGGCATTCATGCAGTGGGCTGTAAAAAATGCCAACGTTTTACTTTGATACAAGGTGGGAAAAAATGGGATACCGAACCGATGGCATATGGCTGATACGCGGTACTGTCGAAGACATAACTGCCGCAATGGTGAGTGCACGAATGAATCATCCATCCCCTGCGGGGGAATTGGATATGGACTTCAGTTTGTTTGAAGTCTACAAAGCTAGGCATAACAACGATGTAGTTGGATATATCAAGTTTGAATTCGAAG